CCTGCTATGGGTAGATAATTATCGTCCTGATTTTATACTCCTACAAGATACATTTGCTGGACAATGGCTACGTGACTACTCACTAGCAACTTGTAAGATTATACTAGGTGAAGCTCGTGAGAAATTCAGTCAAATTTCCAGTCCACAAGGTGGCACAAGCCTAAACGGCGCTGCCCTAAAAAGTGAAGGCAAGGCTGAATTAGACATGTTAGAGCAAGATCTAATTAATTATAAAGACGGTGGCGCCCCTCTTTATTGGGTCACTGGCTAATAAAAATATTGACACCTTATAAGAAATCCTATAAATTATAGTATCACTTGGAGATGCTATGATTGTAGGATTTGTGGGATTTATAGGAAGTGGCAAAGATACTGCCGCAGATTATTTGGTTAATTTTCATGGTTATCGACGAGATTCGTTCGCTAATACTTTGAAAGACGCAGTAGCCTGCGTGTTTGGTTGGGATCGTACTCTGTTAGAAGGTCGTACAAAAGAAGCTCGAGAATGGCGCGAACAAGTAGATCCGTGGTGGGCAGAACGTTTGAACATGCCCAATCTTACTCCTAGATTAATGCTACAGTTATGGGGTACAGAAGTATGCCGAATCGGATTTCATGACGATATCTGGATTGCCTCATTGGAAAATAAAATGCGTAAAACTACTGATAATATTGTTATCAGTGATGTACGTTTTCCCAACGAAATTAAAGCCATTCACAATGCCGGTGGCATTGTAGTACGTATTAAACGTGGAGATGATCCTGAATGGTATGATGCCGCAGTTAGTGTAAATGCCGGTCCTAATGGTAATTCTACGTGGAGTCTAAGTAGGGTGAAATTAGAAAAACTTAAAATTCATGCCAGTGAAACCGCATGGGTAGGCGGAGATATTGATTATACCGTTTGGAATAATGCATCTATTGATGACTTGTTTGCCCAAATTAAAAATCTAATACAACCTAGCGATAAAGAATTGCCTACAGAAATCAAACTTGTTTTAGATTTAATTTAAAAGTCTGGACGTAGATCGCCTTGCCTCCAGGGCAGTTTAAGTTTATGTAATATACGCTGACAGTTAGCGCAGACTGTTTTCAAATTAGTATACCTATTGTTCATGGGATCTCCGTCGACATAGAACACATTAAATTGATCAGGATACTTGCTAGTAAAGCTACAACGATCGCAGATTGATTTTTTTTTATAACCATGAAGGGCCCACAAGGGCCTTTCTTTGTTTCTGCCCTTGGCACAATGATCGCACTTTGACCTATAGTAAGGCTTTCCTTCCTTATAATAATTGATAGCTACAGGTCGTTGCCCGCATTTTTTACAAAGATCTCGCATCATGCGCCCTTTTAAGTGCCCTTTTCTGTATTTATAACTGGTGAGTTTTAGCCGGTGCTAGCTAAATATATCAAAGTAATCCATCAAGGAGAGATAATATGGCATTAGGATCAGCAGGCGTAGAAGTACAAGTAATTGACGAGAGTTTTTATACTCCCGCAGCACCAGGCACCGTACCTATGGTTTTTGTTGCAACAGCACAAGATAAACAGAACGCAGCAGGCACAGCTACCGCGCAGGGAACAACTGCAGCAAACGCTGGCAAAATTTGGGTAATTACCAGTCAGAGAGATTTGATTGACACATTTGGTGTGCCAGGTTTTGTCACTGACGCAAACGGTGTGGCAATTCACGGAGATGAGCGTAACGAATACGGTCTACAAGCCGCATATAGTGTATTGGGCGCAAGTTCCAAAGCATACATTATTCGCGCAGATTTAGATCTAGGTCAACTGACCCCAACTTCTAGCGCACCAACAGGTGCTCCTACTGCTGGACAGTATTGGATCGATACAGACGCAAGCTCATACGGCGTCAACGAGTGGAATTCCAGTACACAGAAATTTACAGTTAAAACACCATTGATTATCGATGGAACTAATGCTGCTACTGATGCTACTAACCTAGCACCTAAAGATAGTTTTGGTAAGATTGGTGATTATGCGATGGTTGTTACTGCCGACAATACCAATAAATTATGGTACAAGAAAACTAATAACACTTGGGTCGAAGTTCTTGACGGATTTGACAGTAAGCGTCTAGTAGTTGGTCCACATACAAGTTATCCTACATATAATGCTAGTACAGCAACAGGCAGTGTATGGGTTAAAACAACTGCTGTAGGCGGTGGAGCAAACTGGAGTGTTAAGTACTACAACGGTAGCACACAGGCCTGGAGCACACGAACTGCTCCTATCTATAGCAGCACACGTGAAGCCTTGGAAAAGTTAGATTATACCGGTGGCGGTCAGAATATTCCAGTAGGCGACGTGTTTATCGAATCTAATTATGATCACGCTACTACATCAACCGCAAACTTTAAAGTATGGCGTCGTGCTGTATCGAGTCCGACTACTGTTTCTTTCGTAGCAAGCACTTCAACCTCTGCTATTAATTCAAATTTCTATATTAGACAAACTGGAGTAAGCACCAGCACTTGGAGTACGGTAACAAATATCACTATTATTGCTAGTACTAGTTCTTCTATTGCTGCTCAAATTCCAGCAGCCATTAGCGGAGCTAATTTGCCAAACATTTCTGCCAGCTTTGATACTGATACACGTACATTAACACTTACACATGCGTTAGGCGGAGATTTTGAATTAAGAGATAGCAGTCCTACAGGACCTTTATTTGCTATTGGATTAACAGCATTAACAACATCTACAACTAGCTCTATAGCTAGCAATGTACTGGCTGGCCCTGTATATGATACAGATGCATTTGGCGCCAACGGTGCCGGTGTTGTATATCTATCCAGTAACTGGAAACCTCTAACTTATGTTGCCAAGGCCAGCGCACCTACTAATGTTCCAACAGACGGAACCATGTGGTTTGCCAACAACTTTGATGTTGACATTATGGTCCATAAAGACAATAAATGGACTGGCTATCGAACTGCCTATTCTGAAACTGACCCAGCTGGCCCAATTGTAAGCGCTCTTGCTCCTACTACTCAAAGTGACGGTACACCGCTGGTCACTAATGATATTTGGATCAGCACAGATAATCCAGAAAACTATGGTAAAGAAGTTTATGTTTATGACAGCACAATAAAGCTAGGCAGCAAGTGGGTTTCACAAGATGTTGCTGACCAAGAAACACCAACAGGGTGGCTCTTCGCAGACGCACGTTGGGCAGCAAGTGGTGTAAGTCTAGATCCTGCTTCAATTAAGACATTGCTGACCAGCGACTATGTTGATCCTGATGCTCCTAATCCAGCTCTATATCCAGCAGGTATGAAACTATGGAACACTCGTCGTAGCGGTAACAATGTTAAGAAATATATCTCTGGATACATCAACACTAGCGCAAATGGTGGATTGAATCTACGTTACGTCAACCAAGATATGATTACGCTAGGTTACGCAAGTGATCGTTGGGTAAGTCAAGAAACTCGTGCTGAAGACGGCAGCGGTGTGTTTGGTCGTAAGAGCCAACGTGCTGTGGTTGTGGGCGCACTAAAGAGTTTAATTGATGCTAACACAAGTCTACGCGACACTGATACGTTGGTATTCAACTTACTAGCAACACCTGGTTATGTTGAAACTATTCAGAATATGCTTACACTAAACGCTGATCGTGGTTATACTGCGTTCGTACTCGGTGATACGCCATTCCGTTTAGCAGCTAATGGTACGGACTTGGTCAACTGGGGTAGCAATGCTGCTCTAGCAACTGACAACGGTGATACTGGTCTAGTTAGCTATGACGATTATGGTTGCTTGGGTGTTTTCTATCCAAGTGGATTCACAAATGACCTAGCAGGTAACAACATTGTTGTTCCTCCAAGCCACATGATGCTACGCACATTTATCAACAGTGATGCTAAGAGCTATCAGTGGTTTGCTCCAGCAGGTCTACGTCGTGGTGGCGTCGATAACGCCACCAGTGTTGGATATATTGATTCTAACTCTGGTGAATTTAGGACAGTAGCGTTACATGAAGGCCTGCGTGACATTCTACAAGGGCCAACAGTTAAGATCAACCCGATCGCAACTTTCCCTGGTATTGGTATTGTCAACTTTGGTCAATTAACCCGTTATAGAGCATCCAGTGCTCTTGATCGTGTTAACGTTGCTCGTCTAGTAGCATATCTACGCAGACAGCTAAGCCTATTGGCCAAGCCGTTCTTGTTTGAGCCAAACGACGAGCAGACACGTAGAGAAATCAAAGCAGCAGCAGACAGCCTATTACTAGAATTAGTAGGTCAACGTGCTCTGTACGATTTCGTAACAGTATGTGACAGTACTAACAACACAGCGGCAAGAATTGACCGTAACGAACTATGGCTAGATATCGCTATCGAACCAGTTAAAGCAGTTGAATTCATCTATATTCCTTTGAGAATCAAGAATACTGGTGAAATTTCAGCTGGAGTTTGATGGTAAATACTAGAGAATAAGGAGCATTTGAAATGCCAGTATCAAGTTTGAATAGATTTACGGTACCGTTATCGACTAACGATAGCAGTTCCTCACAAGGCCTGCTAATGCCGAAACTAAAGTATCGCTTTCGCGTTACATTAGATAATTTCGGTGTGCCTGGCACACCGACTACGGAACTGACCAAGCAGGTTATGAACGTTACTCGACCAGTATTAACTTTCGAAGAAATTAAATTACCTGTGTATAATAGCACTATTAAACTAGCAGGAAAACATAGTTGGTCTAACGCAGACTTAACTCTACGTGATGATGTTAGTAATGCCGTTACACAGTTAGTTGGTCAGCAGCTACAAAAGCAGTTTGACTTTTTTGAACAAAGTTCTGCTGCGAGTGGCATTGATTATAAGTTTACCATGCGTGTAGAATTGTTAGATGGCGGCAACGGTTCTAACACACCTACTGTATTAGAAGCGTTTGAGTTTTTAGGTTGCTTCCTACAAGGAGTAACATATCAAGGCGGCGATTATAGTAGCGCAACAGATCCAATGGATATTAAATGCACTATTGTGTATGATAATGCACTACAATTCGGAGCTGGCGGGGCACCAACAGGTATTGGGCAAGCAGTCGGACGTACAATACGTACTCTAGCACTTGGCGGCTAATACTAGTTCACTTAACAAAGCCGGGCGTAAAACCCCGGCTTTTTCTTTGATATAAATATTGCTATGAGCAATGCTTTCAACAACTTCTTAGGCGGCGTAGTAAACGGTCTGTTTGGTAAAGGTCCTGTCATGAAGGACTACCAACATGCCGATCGAGTCTATGTAAAAAATAACTACGCACGAGCACCAAAGTTTGGATTCCTTTACTTTGTAACTTTTAATCTCAACTTAGAAGCATTACCTCCTAATGCTCGATGGAGTAAAGAAGGTTATAAAGAAGTAGGATTATTAGTTAAGAAAATTGATCTTCCTAAGTTTACAGTTACAACTGAAACACTTAATCAGTATAACAGAAAAACAGTAGTTCAGACAACGTTAAAGTATAATCCAATTAATATCGAGTTCCACGACGATAACAGCAATATTACCAGAGACATGTGGAAAACATATTTTCAATACTATTACGCAGATAGTGTATATGGGAATAATATTTCAAATAAGAGCACTCCTAAAGAATTTGAAAATACCAAATATAATCCAACCAGTTATGCGTATGGATTGAGCTCAAATCAGAATAAACCTTTTATTCGATCAATTGATATATTTGTATTACATCAGCATAAGTTTACACAATACACATTGGTTAACCCAATTATAAATGACTGGAATCACGATACCTTAGATCAAGCAGACGGTACTAAAATTTTATCTAATAAAATGGGTGTGTCTTATGAAACGGTTCTTTACAAAGAAGGTGAAGTTAGCAAAACAACTCCCGAAAGATTTTCAGCAATATACTATGATACTAGCCCAAGTCCGCTAAGTATTTCTGGTAACGGTGTAAACAGGTTATTTGGTCCAGGCGGTATTATTGCCGGAGCAGGTAGTGTCTTGGGAGCACTTCAAAGTGGAAATATATTAGGCGCAGCAATTCAAGGGGTGAATGTTTTACGAAACGCCAAGTCAATTACTAAAGGCGGATTAAAAAAAGAAGGTTATAGTATTCTAACCGGAGTATTAGGCAATGTCCAACAAACTGGGAATCAACCAGGTGGCATTGGCGCCGCTATTCAAACGGGAATCAATCAAAGAGGATTAGGCATTAATATTTTTAGTAGTCAAAATAGCAGTGTTAATGGCACAACTCCGACAACTCCTAGCAAACTAACAGGTGGTGGATAATGGCAGATTTATATAGTAACTTACCAGCTAGTACTAATAACGGTTCTATGGTAAAAGCCTACGATGCTTATTTTAATAAGCCTTTAGAATTAGAAGTAAACGTATTAAACGGTATGAAAGGCTTCTTTGCTAGTAGAGGGTTTGAAGAATCATCTGCTGAAGCTATTAGCGTGATTATTATCAAGCAGGCAAAGAGTGATGGTTATAATCCAATGACACTTTTAGATACATTAAAAGGGTTAGATAATGTTGAAAGATCTGCTCTAGTATCCGAAATCTTAAATTACAATAGATTTAAAAGTAGCTTCTTAGGATACGCTCGTCAATTTAATACCAGTGGCGAAATTAGTAGAAATATTCTAGCATGAGCTTAGGTACATTTGCAAAAGGTCGATATACAGTTAAACATCCTGAAAAGTATTTAGGAAGTACTGCTCCTATATATCGAAGTGGTTGGGAATTAACTTTTATGAATTTCTGCGACAATAATCCCAGTGTACAAGAATGGGCCAGCGAGCCTTTAAAAATTCCTTACAGAGATCCGTTAACAGGAAAGCAAACAGTTTATGTACCTGACTTTTTAATTGTCTACGTTGACAAAACTATGAGAAAGCATGTTGAGCTAGTAGAAATTAAACCAGCAAAACAAACTATCAGAGAAAAAGTTGGCAAAAACCCTTACGATCAAGCACAGTATGTAAAAAATATAGCCAAGTGGGAAGCAGCAGCAGCTTGGTGTAAAAACAAAAACATTCGATTTAGAGTCATTAACGAGGGAGATATTTTCCATAACCCCTCCAAAAAACGATAAGTAAAAATATGACTA